AGGAAGTGGATATCTATGGTAAGTGGGACGAGCGCACGATTGGTGATGACGTAAGATTCAAAGGTCCTAAGAAGTTTAACGATCTACAAGAAATGCTTCCACGAGTTAAGTACACGTTCTGTATTCCAATTAAGAAGGGTTGGGTAACCGCTAAGTTCTGGGAAATGGCTCACTATGGTATCATTCCTTTCCTACATCCAACATATGATGAACAAGACAATCTTAAGTGTCCTGAGTTTTTACGAGTAAAGGATTCGGCTGACTTGTTCAAAAAGATTCAGTTCCTTGAGGACAATCCTGATGCATACGAAACATTAAAAGGCAACATCGAAAGTATGCTCAAGGATGAATACTACGATGGGTCGTATCTCAACGATCTTGCCATAAAAACGCTGAAGGAGATTACAGCATATGAATGATATTACGTATGGTTCGATCGTACCACTTATTGGTGGAGAGAACCTTGGAATTATGAAATCACTTAAGGGTCAATTACCAGAGTGGGTGTTATCATATACCGACTTTGCTAAGAACGATGCTCACTTTATTAACTACTTAAAAGAAAAGGACTGGAAAGGTGAATACGTTTTTCTCAATGAAGAAGGCAACGAAGGGTATAAAGCTAAAACCGTTGATGTTGTTAATACTGTTTGCCCTTGTGCTGGACTTAGTTCTCTCTCCGTTTCATCTTCTGCAGACTCTGCAGTAAACGAATGGATGTATACGACTTCAGAGTACGTACTTGGTCAAGTTCAGCCAAAGGTGTTCTGGGGTGAGAACGCACCTCGGCTTTATACAAAGGCTGGTGAAAAGGTTGCCAATCGCCTGTATGAAATCGGTAAGCAGTATGGTTACTCACTTAACTTGTATTACACAGAGTCTAGGTTGCACGGTTTGGCTCAAAAGCGACCACGTACGTTTTACTTTTTTACGAAGGGTACCGACAGCGCACCTCTGTTTAGATACATACGTCGACCACTTGAAAACATTGAGGATATTCTTAAGGCCGATCTTTCGCCTGACGATCCTATGAATGTTTTGATCAACTCAGATAACCCTATGGATAATCCTTGGGTTGCTTACTGTGTTCATAAGTCAGGCTCAAAGACTCTTGCTGAGTATTACGAAAAGATCGAAAAGACAACTAACTGTATCGTATCGTCTGATAACATTTCCAATAGTCTAAATGAAGTTGCCGATTGGATGGAACAACAAGGGTTCGATCAAAAGTTTGCTGACCGTGCTCGAGCAATGCAAGATAAGGTTAACGAAGGTAAAGGCTATTGGGCACACGGTGTTACGATGCCTAAAGGAGAGATTCCGTCATTGATCGGTGCTATGCCTCATTCGTTAATCAATCCGTTCAAGGAACAATTCTTAACTCTTCGTGATGCACTTCGTATCATGAAGATGCCTGATGATTTCAATATGATTGGCGACAATCCACAATCACCAGGAAACGCGAATGCTATCTGTCAGAACGTCCCCGTGACTACTGCTTCTGATATGATGGACTTCGTCGTCGAATACTTAAAGGGTATGACCGACACAGTATCAAGCGATTATGTTAGGCAAAATAATGCTAGCATGAAACATGAACTCGTCAACGAGGATCTTGTTGAACTTGACCAATTCTTTGTATAAAATGGTTTACAAAGTGACCATTATATGGTATAATGGTAGTTATATTAAACACAATAGGAGACACTATGTCTGTAATGGATAAACTTAGAAAGAACTCAAAAATCAAGGAGACTGCTATTCTCTCTGACTCAAAGTTCTTTTCTGAAAAAGATCAAACACCAACCGAGGTTCCAATGGTTAACGTTGCCTTGTCAGGGAATCCTGATGGCGGCCTTGCTTCTGGACTAACCGTCTTGGCTGGTCCATCTAAACACTTTAAGACTTCGTTCGCATTGCTTATGGCTGGAGCGTATCTTAAAAAGTATCCTGATGCTGTCATGTTGTTCTATGATTCTGAGTTTGGCTCACCGCAGTCCTACTTTGAAACATTTGGAATTGACACCTCACGGGTACTACACACGCCAATCACTGATGTTGAGAAACTCAAGTTTGATGTGGTTGGACAACTCGACCAACTATCACGAGGCGATCGCGTGATCGTTGTTATTGATTCGGTCGGTAACCTTGCGTCTAAGAAAGAACTAGAAGACGCAATCAATGAAAAGTCAGTTGCTGATATGTCTCGAGCAAAAGCACTTAAGGGTCTGTTCCGTATGGTTACACCATACCTTGCTATGAAGAACATTCCTATGCTTGCGGTCAACCATACTTATCAAGAGATTGGTTTATTTCCTAAGGCTATCGTTTCTGGTGGTACGGGTATTTACTACTCAGCTGATAACATCTGGATTCTTGGCCGTCGTCAGAACAAGACAGGCACTGAGGTTACAGGATATGACTTTGTAATTAACGTGGAGAAATCACGATATGTTAAAGAAAAGTCAAAGATTCCTATTTCGGTTTCTTGGGATGGTGGCATCGAGCGCTATAGCGGTCTTATGGACGTTGCTCTTGCTGGTGGGTATATTGCTAAGCCTTCTAATGGTTGGTATGCACATGTTGATCGCAACGATGGAACTTTTGAAGGAAAAAAATACCGAATGGCAGAATCCATGACTCAAGAGTTCTGGGATCCTATCTTTAAGAATACTGACTTCAAGGAGTTCTTGATTAAGTCTTATACGATTGGCCATAAATCAATGTTTGATAGTATTGCACTGGAGATGGACGATGCAGCATCTGATTGATGAAATCTCAAAACTTCATTATAAGTATATCACAAGTGACGATGATCCCGACGCAACGGTTTGCGTCGGTCTGACTCAACCACCTTACGAGGGTGTTATCGTTCAGTATGGTAACATGGACATATCCGAAGATGAAGATAACGATGAGGCTCGACTAAGCTTTACGTATAAGGTGGTCGAATCTCCTATTGAGGAAGGTTTACTCGATGATGCATTCAACGATTACTTAGGAGCGATCCTACATCATATCGTTGAGGATGCTGTAAAAAGAGCTAGTGAAAGCGGAGAAAAAATAATTGGAACAAAAGATTCAAACAACGATACTGCGGAATCTGATCAATAACGATGAGTTTACTCGTAAGGTAATTCCGTTCATTCGGAAAGAATACTTCGAGTCGGATCATCGACTAATATTTGATCAGGTTATTTCTTTCGTTGACAAGTACAACAAACTACCAACACCGGAAGCTTTGGAGATTGAGCTTTCGTCCTTGGATGTAAATGATGCATTACTTGTTGACGCATCAACAGTGCTTAATGGTATCCGTGCAACCAAGGACAACGCGGTGGATACTGATTGGCTTGTTGATGAAACTGAACGCTGGTGTCAGGATCGTGCGATACATCTTGCGATCATGGAATCTATAAATATAATTGAAGGCAAGCATAATTCACTAAAGAAGGACGCACTACCAAAACTCTTATCAGACGCACTTGGTGTAACATTTGACTCAAGCGTAGGTCACGATTACATCAACGATGCAGAAAAGCGATTTGATTTCTATCATACGATAGAGGATCGCATCCCATTTGATCTAGAGTACTTCAACTCCATCACCAAAGGTGGATTACCTCGTAAAACATTAAACATCGCACTCGCTGGCACAGGCGTAGGTAAATCCTTATTCATGTGTCATGTTGCAGCAAACGCTTTGACCCAAGGAAAGAACGTATTGTACATTACTTTGGAGATGGCTGAGGAACGTATCGCAGAACGTATTGATGCTAACTTAATGAACTTGCCTATCGATCAACTAGAAACCTTGCCTAAGGAAATGTTTGATAATAAGATCTCTAAGATCGCTCAAAAGAACATCGGCAAACTAATCATAAAGGAGTATCCGACTGGTGCTGCTCACACGGGACACTTTAGAGCCCTACTGAATGAACTGAAGCTGAAGAAAAACTTTATGCCTGATATGATCTTTATTGATTATTTGAATATTTGTAGTAGTAGTCGGATGAAAGGCCTTGGCGGATCAATCAATACCTACTCACTCATTAAGTCAATCGCAGAAGAAATCAGAGGACTCGCTGTTGAGTTCAATGTTCCAATTATCTCAGCGACTCAGACAACTCGAAGCGGATTTGGAAACAGCGATGTCGGTCTCGAAGACACGTCTGAATCATTTGGATTACCTGCTACAGCTGACTTCATGTTTGCACTCGTCTCAACCGAAGAACTCGAAAAGCTTGGACAGATAATGGTCAAGCAGTTAAAGAATCGTTACAATGATCCCACGGCAAACAAACGATTTGTCATTGGGGTCGATAGATCTCGTATGAAATTATATGATGTAGAAGAAGATGCCCAAACACTGATTGACGATGGCCCTGCCTTTGATAAGTCAACGAGTGGTGAGAGGGTCAACAGTGAGAAGAGAAACTTTAATGATTTTAAGGTATGATGAAAGCTATCCTATAACCGAAGGCGCAGGACAGCGGGCAATCGCTGATATGATTGAGAACATCTTTGTCGATGATATCGTTGATCAAGGCGGGGTTAAACCAAAGTCAGTTAGAACCATTGAGGATGTATCACTCAATAATGTTCTTATAGATATTAAAACAAGAGATGTTAATCGTAGCTTCTCTATGCCTAATCTTATTTCGATTGATAGGCTAAGAAAGAACAAAGATAGGACTATAAGGTATGTCTTTGTTGATTATGAGGTTAAGGATAACGAGGCAAGGATCGTTAAAGTTACCACAAAGGACATTCATGAGATTCCTTGGGATTGTCTGGCGATCCAAAACCTTGGATTGGGCCAACTGCAGTTAGCAAAAGATATTGGCTCTGCGGTATATAACGGATCGAAAGTAGAATGGTTTGATCAGCTTAAAGTTGAATCATACTCGTTTTATGAAAGGCAAATCGCTAAGTTTGAAAAAAAGAAGAAGGAATTGTTATGAGTGAAGAGCAACCTAAAAAATGGCAATGCAATGTCATAACGGACTCTGATGGCGAATACATGGTAGAGTTCAATGACGAAATTATGGAGCACCTTGGGATCAAGGATGGTGATACAATTGAGTGGATTGATAATAAGGACGGAACATGGTCGATACAAAAGAAGCAGTAAGGCACACGTTTAAGAATCGCTACGGTGACACTATGTCTATCGTAGAAATAGATAAATCAACCCTTTTATGGAGAGGATCCCATAACTACGAAAGGATCTCATGTAACGAGGCTGGGACGATCACAATGGTCGATCCGTCAGGAGGGCCATATATTTGTGAAGGGCAAGACATAGGTTTGGACTATCCCCCTTGGAAAGGCCGAATCGTTGACCACTTTCAGCATCATGAAGAAGGATACTTAATCTTATGCAGGTAAGACTTATTGGTTATACTCAACCCGTAGCAGAAGCGATCATCGGAATAGATGATGTTCAGGATTTGATCGCTTATTGCGCAAGAGTCTCTAACCCAGATAATCAGCTGAATCAAAAAACAGCGAAAAAGCTGTTAGACTATTTGGCTAAACATAAACATTGGTCTCCCTTTGAGATGGCATCAGCAACGATGGAGATCGAAACGACTCGTGATATCGCGCGTCAGATCCTGCGTCATCGTTCCTTTTCGTTTCAAGAGTTTAGTCAACGATATGCAGATCCTACCCAGGATCTTAGTTTTGTAAAACGAGAAGCAAGGCTACAGGATCCTAAGAACCGACAGAACTCGGTTGAGATTGAGAATGACCCATCATTGGTTGATAACGTAAAACATCAGGATCTTATCGCTGAGTGGAGTCGTCGTCAATCAGGTGTCATTAAGCAAGCTGAGGCTGCGTATCGTTGGGCTGTAGAGAATAACATCGCAAAGGAACAGGCTCGTGCGGTACTACCTGAAGGCCTAACAGTTTCTAGGATGTATATGAATGGAACCATACGGTCTTGGATCCACTTCATTGAACTGCGCTCAGGAAACGGAACACAAAAGGAGCACATGGAGGTCGCTAAGGCTTGCGCAAAAGCAATCGTAGAAATCTTCCCATTAGCCAATGAATACATTTCTTCTAAATAATACTAAGAATTACCACAAAGGCTGTGAAGTGGTTGCTGAGTATCTTATAAATAAATACGACGTATCTGATTGGAGATACACTCGAGATCAACTTGAGGATATCGACTTCAGTAAGTATGACCGTGTCGTCCTAAACGGCGAAGGTACACTTCATCACAATACTCGTTCAGCTCGAAGACTATTAACTGCTCTGAGGTTAGCTCAGTATGCAGGATGTGAAACGCATCTTGTCAATACTGTATGGCAAGAGATGCCGAACACTTGGGATGATGTACTCGCTAATTGTAAATCCGTTCAAGTAAGAGAGGTACTATCACAAAATGAAATGTCGTCTAAAGATGGAAGACGTCCTACAATTGCTCCTGACTGCAGTTACCTGCATGGTGATGTGGATATCCGTGAGTTCGCTCATGTAGCAGTCTACGAAGGTCAATATATGAAGGCCAATCCATACGGGGTACAAGGCGGCTATCCTCGTATTGATATATTTAGTCAGTCATGGGAAGAGATCGTTAATCGTCTGCGAAACTGCGATCTACTTATCACTGGTAGACATCATGAAATGTATGCCGCCTGCGTAGCAGAGTGTAGATTCCTTGTAACTCCTGGCAATACCTGGAAGAACGAGGGTCTGCTAAAAACAGCTGGGGTGGATATACCGTTCGACGTAGATGGAGCCCTTTCAGGCAAATACGACGATCAGTATAACCGTTTATGGGATTATTTAAGGTCATTTAGAACTAAATAATCTAAAAAAAATTCATTTTTTTAGCCAATAAAATCAATAGGTTACGGAGGATCACCTCTAAGCCATTGATTTTATTGGCTTTTTTTTATGAAAAAAAATGAAAAAATATGCATTTTTCTATTTACATCCA